TGCAGGGATGTGCCACGAGGTTCGGCGATCACGCTCGACAACAGCCGGAAGTCCGTCAACGGCTGGAGCGGTCGGCTCCTACGGGGGAGGACTGTAGCCCTTCAGCTGGCCACGCTCCAGCAGCATGGCCGTGACGGCGTCGCGGTTGGGCGTCGATGACACCTCGAGCTCGGGCGCCGCCGGCTCGGCCGCCCGGCGCACCTCGAGCACCCGCGCCCCTTCGTAGGCGCCGTCAGCGGTCAGGCCGAGGTGGTGCAGCCAGGCCTTGGTGATGCGCCGCTTGGCGCGGTTCTCGGTCCACTGCTCGCCGCCCTCCATCGGCAGGAAGCCGACCGAGGCGTCGAGCACGCCGTCGGCGGCGAGCTCGAGGGTTTCGTCGCCGAGCTGCGTGCGCGACACGCGCAGCTCGGCGACGAGCGCATCCTCGCGGTCCGAGTGCCACACGTCGACCCGCCCGACCGGCGCCCCGATGACGTGCTCACGGTTGACGCGGATGCGCCCGTTGCGGTGCTCGAGCCCGGCGAAGCTGCCCGGGGCGAAGCTCTCGAGGAAGCGGCCGCCGGCGCGCGACGTCTCTTCGTCGTAGGGCATGGCGACGATCGTGATCATGCGGTCGGGGAAGCGCACCTCGGTGATCGGTCCCGAGGCGCGGCGAACCTCGACCTCGCCCGTGCTGATGCCGGGCAGCTCGTCGATGATGGTCACTGCAGTACCCCTGACGTGAGAGTCGCCGAGGGGCCGGCGACGTTGTAACGCTCGATCTCGCGAATCTCATCGGCGTCGAGCACGCCGATGGTGCTGAGGATCTGCCACGTCTGGGCCCGCTCGTAGGGCCCGGGCCGCACGAGCTCGTCGCGGTTGAGCTCGACGGCGGTCCCGCGCGGCAGGGCCCAGCCCGACAGGGCCTGCATCACGAGCGACGCCTTGGTCTTCAGCCCGACGCGCCACCAGTAGTCGAAGATGCTCGAGACATTGGCGTAGGTCATCGAATCGCCGCCCGAGGGCAGGCCGGCGATGAACGGTGGCACCTGCAGCAGCACGGCGATCCGGCTCTCGTTCCACTGGGCCAGGTCGACGAACGCCATGTCTTTCGGCGACACGCCGAGCACCTCGAACTCGACGCCGCCCGACAGCACGGCCGGCAGGCCCATCGCCGACATGCGCGACTCCAGCCAATTGGCTTTCAGGTCGTCGGCCTGCGTCTTGTCGAGGTTGCCGGGGTGCTTCAGCACGGCCGGCGGCACGCCGCCCGCGGTCGCCAGCTGCGAGGCGTAGCGGGCCAGGGCGTTCGCCGCCAACAGGCGGGCCGCGCCGGCCTCGAGCGGGCCGTGGCCGTGGGCGTCGCCGACGCGCGACGTGTAGCGAATGTGCAACATGTCGGCGCTGACGTCCTTGCCGCCGATCTTGTAGCGGCGGGTGCCGGTGGCCGTGAAATCCACCTCGACCATCCACGGCTCGACGACGTGGAAGCGGGCCGGCCAGCCGGTGCCGTTGTCGTAGCGGGCCGTCGCCAGCACGAACGCCTCGCCCAGCTGGAAGTTCCAGAACAGCGATTTGGCGAACTCGGGCCAGCTCGCATACTGCGCCGGGTCGGGGTTGTTGATCCAGTCGGCGTTGAGACTTTGCGCCGCGTTGACCAGGTAGGGCGGCATCGTGCCGAGCGCCGAGGCGTTCAGGTCGAGGCACATCCAGGCCGTGTCGGTGAGCGTCTCGACGCGCCCGTACCAATTCGGCGTCATCCAGTCGGCCGGCCAGCCCGACCAGGGCATGACGACCGGCGGCACCGGGGTGCGGGCCGCGGCGAGGGGGCCGCCGACCAGCTCGACCCCGTGTGGATCGCCGGGCGCGGCGGTCGGCGGCCCCACGCTCGCCGGCGGGTGCTCGAGCGGATCGTTGGCGTTGGGGGTCCAATCGATGGCGCGTGTCTCGACGATCAGGCCGCCCGCGGTCGTGTGCTCGACCATCGGGCCGCCAGCGTAACCCATCGGCGGGGCCTCCTGACTGATCGGTCAGTCAGGGAGATTTCTCACCGACGGGTATTGACATCGGATACTCGCCGGTGTATATTGAAGACATGAGCAACGCAGCCACCTACACCCTCGACGCCGAGATGAACGGCCAGTACTTCGAGGACCGCGGCCTCACCGCCGACGAGATCGCCGCCGCACGGGCGAACGCCGACCGGCTCGGCATCACGATCCTGAACGTGACCGAAGAGGTCGCCGTTGACCCGTCGGACCTGGCGCCGTTCGGCGGCGTCCGATGAGCGCCGACGCTGTCGCCACCCGCGGCCGGGGCCGCCCGGCCATCGGCGGGCGCGTCGAGCTGCGGCTGCCGGCTGGCGTGCTCGAGGCCCTCGACGCCGAGGCCGCCGAGCTCGGCTGGAAGCGGGCTGAGCTCGTGCGGTGGATCGTCGCCACACGGTACGAAGATTAATCGTCGTAGGGTATTGACATCGGATACACGCCGGTGTATATTGATTCTCACAGCAGCCAACCAACCGGGCAACGAACCCGAAGAAAGGAAGTCATGAACTTCTCCCACATCCCGCACGGCCACCTGACGGAGGGCACGGCGACCGACCTCGGCACGATCGAGGCGGTCAGCCTGACCGCCTACCGGATCGGCGGCCGGTGGGTCGCCTTCCAGGCGATCCACGGCCCCTACCGGCCGGCAACCCCCCTCGTCAGCTTCGGCTGACGGGGGGTTTCCCCTTTTTCGGGAAGAAATCCCACCGGCGCCTATTGACATCAGATACTCGCCGGTGTATATTGATACACATGAGCAACAGCGAAGCCCTCACCCACCTGGCCAACTGCGTCGCCCGGGTCGCCGCCGCCCACAACGTCAGCACCGAGGTCGCCTTCGGCGCCTTCCTGCAGGAGCTCGCCGCCTCGAACGCCGACCTCTTCGCTCGCACGCTGGCCGCCCTCGAGGCCGAGCGCCAGATGGCCGCCTGAGCCGCCGCCAGCCCGAAGAGCCCCGGCTACGGCCGGGGCTCTTGCGCGTCTGGGCGGCTGGCGTACCCTTACTGACCGGTGCGTCAGAAATCCCCGCCGCTCGTCCTGCCCCGTGTCGGCACGCCGCGCGACGAGACACGCCCGACGCTCGGCCCGCATCTGATCACCGTGATGGCCGAGCTCGGCTTTGATCCGCATGCCTGGCAGCGCCACGCCGCCGACGTCTCGATGCAGCTCGTGCGGCGCCCGCGCGGGCGGGTGACGCAGATGCGCCGGGCGCGGGTGTCGCCGTGGCGGCTGCAGGCCCGCAACGTCACCATTGAGGTCGGGCGCCAGTCGGGGAAGACGGCGCTGGCCGAGGGCCGCGCCTGGACGCAGTGCCTGCTGCCGTCGCTCGAGGGCGTCGAGGCGCTGCTCGGCGGCCCGATGGGCCCGCAGCGGGTCGGCTGGCTGGCCCAGGACCGCGCCTCGGCGCTGCGAGCGTGGCACGAGGCCATCGACCGGCTGATGATGTCGCCATACGCCGAGCTCGTCGACGGCAAGCCGCGCCTGCAGCGCGGCGACGAGCAGGTGAAGTTCATCAACGGGTCGACGGTGCGAGTCGTGACGCCCTCGAGGACCGGTCCCCGCGGCCTGGCCCTCGACCTAATCGTGCTCGACGAGGCGTTGGCCCACGACGTCGACCTGCTGGCCGCCCTGGCCCCGACGCAGGCCCAGCGCGACGGCGTCGTCGGCTCGATCGGCGCCCAGCTGGTGGCACTCTCGAGCGCGCCCGAGGACGAGGCCCGCTCGACGCTGCTCGTGGCGCTGCGCGAGCAGGGCCGCCGCGCCGTGGCCGAGGGCGATCCCACGAAGTGCTGGCTGGAATGGTCAGCCGAGCCCGGTTGCGACCCCTACGACGAGCGTCAGTGGGCGATGGCGTGCCCGACGCTCGACCGCCCGGGCGGCATCACCTCGGATTTCTTGCGGCTGCAGGCCGAGACGCTCGACCGTGACACGTTCTGCGTCGAGTATCTGTCGCTGCCCGGCACCGGCCCGGCAACGCAATGCATCGACGTCGACGCATGGGCGCAGGCCCCGCAGGTCAATTTCAACAGCGACATCACGCTGGCCATCGACGGGCGGCCGGACGGCGCCTCGGCGGCGATCGTGGCCGTCGGCCGGGCCGGCGACGTGATCGGCGTCGAGGTGCTCGAGCAGGGCGAGGGCGTCGAATGGATGCCGGCCCGCATCCGCGAGCTCGCCGGCCGTTGGCAGGCCCCGGTGATCGTCGACCGGGCCGGCCCACTGGCCTGGCTGGTGCCGCGCCTGCAGCGAAACCGGGTCCGCGTCGTGCCCGCCACGCTGCCCGACGTGATGGCGGCAGCTGCCGGCTTTGCGGTGGCCGTCGCCGACGGGGTCGTCGCCCACGACCGTGATCCGCGCCTCGACGAGGCCGTCGAGGCCGCCGTACGCCGGCGCTCGGGCGACCGCTGGGCCTTCGACCGGACGTGCCCGACCGACATGTCGGCGCTGATCGCGGCGTCGCTCGGCGTCTGGGCCCTGCAGTCTGACAAGGTGCTCGTGCCGCGGGTGTTCTGATGCCGCGCCGGGGGTCGCCGTACGGCTACGACTACGAAGCGCGACGCCGGGTGCTGCTGGCCACCTGGAGGCGGTGCGCGATCAACGGGCCCCGCTGCACCGGCATCGCCACCGAGGCCGACCACGTTCCGCCGATCGTGCTGCACCGAGTCGCCCACGTCGAGGGCTCGGGATGCTGCACGCTGCGGCCGTCGTGCTCGAGCTGCGCCCGGTCACAAGGGCGGGCCCTGCAAGGGACGAGGCGAAAACGGAAGCTTCCGCCACCATCGCGGGCGTGGTGAGACGGTTTCAGGCGGAAACAGTTACCAAACGCAAGGGAAGACCGTTCGCATCCGCAACCGTCCTGCGAGGCGCTTCGATTTCCGACACACACACCGCAGAAGGGTCTTCCTCCCT